ACCCTGATGCGCTTCATAAGCATTATGTTTCTGGGAACACAGGCCAATCATTTGCGATGGATGAAAAGTCGCGCATGGAACGCGCAAAGGATATGGGATACAATGTAGATAAAACATATTATCACGCGGGTGATGAAAATAGGTCATTTTCAAATGGTAAGGGTGAAATATATGCAACAGTTGATAAGGATTTAGCTAAATCCTATCAAGAAGATTACGATAGAAAACATCTATTGCCTTTATTGAGCAGGCACAAAAACACTATAGAAGGCGGCAATCTCATTGAGACGTTCAACAATGAAATTTCAAGTCGCGATCCAAGTTTGGCGAGAGTAGAGCATGGATGGCAGGCGCTAAATCCTGAACATTTAGAAAGCTTGGGTGGCAATCCCGAAGATGCCAAAAAACTATTAACGCATCTTAAGGGTCAGGGGTATGATTCAGCATTCTTTGATGAAGATTATTCCCCTATGGGTGATGCCGAGCCAGCTTCAAGTCGCGCTTTTTTCTATCCTGAAACATTACGACATAAGGACGCGCGGTTTGACCCCCGTTTATCCCATGTAAGCGATTTACATGCGGCAAGCGGCGGAAGCGTAGACAGTCATGGAGAAAATTCACGGCCAATCAAGCGTCCTGATAGCTCTATTGTAGATAGGGCAGTTATGTTAGTATCGCGGAAGGCATAAGCCGCCGGGGACGCCCGGAAACCTAGCTAGGAGCAAGCATGTCTGACATGGCGAAATCGGCCCGCGCGGCCATGAAGGCCAAGGCAAAGCGCCTTTGTGAAGCCCGTTCTGCAGGAAAGGTCAGCTCGTCTGATTGGACTCCGCCGGAAGAACTCAATGCTGATGTAAAGACGGGCATGCGTCCGGTCTCCCGTCGCGCCTTCAAAAAGGGCGGCAAGGTCATGGGTGACTGCAATGCTCCCCGCGCTGACCGTAAGCCTCGCAAGGCTGGCGGCAAGGCAGAGTACAAGGCTGAAGCAACCGAATTCGCCAACGCTAAGGTCAACCGCAACGTCAAGGCGGCCAACGAAGAGCGTGAAGGCAAGAAGCACATCGGCGGTATGAAGAAGGGCGGTCGTGCTCAGAAGAATGCTGGTGGCGACGCTATTGGGGAATACCTCGACAAGAACCCGGCTCCGGCTCGCGCTCCTGAGAAAAGCGTTCCGCTTCCTCCGCCGCGTCCCAAGAACCTCGACAAGCCGAAAGAGCCGCAGGCGGATATTACCGATCCCAAGAACTGGCCTTCGACCATCAATTCGCCCCGCAAGAGTGGCGGTAAGGTTGATAAGAAAACTGGCCGCACCAAGAAGATGATGGGCGGACCAATGATGAACCCGGCCCAGATGATGGGTGGCATCACGCCGGCTGCTATGGGTGGCGCTAACATGCCTCAGTCTGGCGGCATGGTTGGCCCTGATCCGCGCATGGGCATGGTCAGCCCTAAGAGCATGGAATTCGGCCAAAACGTCGTTACTCCGGGCCTCAAGAAGGGCGGCAAGGTCACCGCTGAGAGCGAAGACTACAAGGCGCTGCGTCACAAGGGCGGCACTCAGGTCATGAAGAAGGGTGGCGCTGCCAAGCATCCTGATGAGGCTATGGATAAGGCTCTCATCAAGAAGATGGTCAAGAAAGGTGCTCGCACTGACAAGGCCGGCGGTGGCCTCACTGAAGGCATGAAGCGTCTGATGTCGAGAGGCTCTCAGATGCCGCGTCCGTCGATCTCGCAGGAAGACAAAGAAGCCGATGCTTTGAGAGAACAGGGCCGTGGCGTGAAGCGTCTGCTTGGGCAGATGCCGCGTGCCAAGGGTGGCAAGGTTCACAAAGACGAAGCGATGGACAAGGCGCTCATCAAGAAGATGGTGAAGCCGGAAGCTCGCAAGGGCAAGAACATCGGCGGCATGCTCGGCGGTCTTATCCCGATGGCTATTGGCGCTATGAGCGGCAAAGACAAGGATGAGAAGAAGCACGGCGGTCGTACTGCCCGTAAAGCCGGTGGCCGCACCAAAGCTAAAGGCAAGACGAACATCAACATCATGATCTCTGCCGGCAAGCCAGAAGCTCCCGGCATTGGTCCGATGGACATGCCTCCGCCTCCTATGGGTGGTCCCGGCGCTGCACCGATTCCGTTGGCTATGCCAAAGGCTCCGGGTCCGCAGGCGGCTCCTATGCCTATGCCGATCCCGATGCCAATGCCAATGGCCGGTGGAGCGCCCGGTGGCGCACCTCCTATGCCGCGTAAGACCGGTGGCCGTGTGTCTAAGGTTGCCAAGTCCTACAAGGACATGGAAGCCGGTGCAGGCTCTGGTGAAGGCCGCTTGCAGAAGACGGACATTGCCAAGCGTCAGCCCAAGCCGGGCTTCCAGAAGGGCGATAACGTCTACGAAGGCAAGAACTACCCGAATGCAGTTCCGGGTGCGACCGGTGGCCGTACCGCCAAGAAGAAGGGCGGCAAGGTTTACAAGTCGTACAAGGATATGGATGCGGGCGCTGGCTCCGGTGTCGGTCGTCTTGAGAAGACGGAGATCGCATCGCGGCATCATTAATTCGCGGTAAGACCTCACCGTGAATAAGGGGCGGGGGTTTCGGCCCCCTCTGAACTCCCGCCCCAACCATACCTAGAGGGGGACCGTCAGAGGGGGCGGCTATGCTTACTTATCAGACCTTTTTCCAGTCTGAGCTGGAGAAGGCTATCAAGGAAGAGATAGAGCGACGTAAAGATCAGCTTGTTACGGCAAGCGCGACATTTGATTTTGCGTCCTACCGTCACCATGTCGGAATTATAGATGGTCTTCGAGTGGCTCTAGAGCTCATCGATGACACTGAACGTCGCATCAATAGTGATGGGACGAGCCGATAAGGGGGACGCATGCCATATATGCTTATGAAGCACGACGTTGATCCAAAGACCAAAATTCTGGAAGAGATTGGTGATCTTTCCACGTTTAGGCTCTTTAACAACGACATCTTGGTTGGAGTGTATCTTCGACCTGAGCAAACAAAGTCCGGCCTCCATCTTCCCGACAAGCATCGAGATGAAGATCGCTATCAGTCCAAAGTAGGACTGCTGCTTAAGGCTGGCCCTAAAGCATTTGAACCGACAGAAGAAGGTTGGTTCGAAGATGCAGACTTCAAAACTGGTGATTGGCTCGTTTTACGTCCGTCCGATGGATGGTCGATCACTGTGCATGGCGTTCTCTGCCGCATCCTCAAAGATACGTCTGTCAGAGGCTGCGTCGAGAACCCTGACGAAGCTTGGTAAGGAGATTAAAATGGAAAAAGATGACAAAGACATCGAGATCCAAATTGATGAAGCTATCGATGGTGCTGAAGAGCCTGTTGAGATTGTAGAAGACAAGCAGGCAAGCGCGGCTCTTGAGATTGATCCAGAGTCTGCGCTGGCAAAGCTTAAAAAAGAGCTCGAAGAAGAGCGTCAGGCTCGCAAAACAGCAGAAAATGCTGCCCGCGCTGCCTATGAGCAAGCCCGCATGGCGTATACTGAGGCTGACGACACCAACATCACGTTGGTTGCCAATGCTATTGATACGATCAAGCGCGACAATGACATCCTCACGCAGAACTATGCGGAGGCAATGACCCAAGGCGACTACGACCGTGGGGCTCAAATCCAGCAGACGCTTTCTGCAAATGCCATCAAGTTGGACAAACTCGAGAACGGCCTGCAGGAAATGCAGAAGGCTCCAAAAAGGGCTCCTGCACCTCCGCCGGCGGCATCTAGCAAGATGGATCAGATCATTTCTTCCGTCACGCCGCGTTCTGCGGCTTGGTTGAAGAACAATCGCGACTCCCTCGATAACGACCGGATGATCAATAAGATGTTCCGGGCGCATGAAGATGCGGTTGATGAGGGTGTTGAACCCGACTCTGACGCTTATTTCCGCTTTATCGAAGGCCGTCTTGGTCTTGGAAAGCAGCAAGAACAGGAGTCGCCTTTGTCATCAGCATCCAAGCCGGTTTCTCGTCAGTCGCCGCCTCCCGCAGCGCCGGTCAACCGTTCTTCAACCGGTCGTTCCAATCAGGCTACGCTGACGCGTGCTGAAGCCGACATGGCAAAGATGCTTGGAATGTCTGAGAAGGATTACTGGTTGCATAAATCAGCCCTGCAAAAAGAAGGCAAATTGCCGAATTAAGGAGATAAGTCATGTCGAATGAAGCTAATCGCGGGTTCCGCCGCAAAGGTTCGCCGCCGGAAGGTTTTGGTGGAGAGATGGTCGATGCTGGCGCAGAACCAGTGTCGGGCGCAATTCCTCGTGGTGATATGAGGGCTCCCATGCGTGAAGAAAGCCCGAAAGAACGCGCTGCCCGTCGTGCGCAGGAAATCCGTGGTCATCGTGGGCCTATGGATGAAGGCACTGACGAATTCTGGGTTGATCCTGAGATGATCCCGGAAGGCTGGACCTACGAATGGAAGCGCCGTTTCCTTCTCGGTCAGGAAGACAGCACGCACATGGTTGCTCTTGCCCGTGACGGTTGGGAGCCTGTTCCGGTCAAGCGTTGCCCCAAGCACCGCGCTTACATGCCGTCTGATTGGCAGGGCATGACTATCGAGCGTAAGGGCATGATCCTGATGGAGCGGCCTACTGAGCTGACGGAAGAAATTCGTCAGATGAATAACTTCCGCGCTCGCAAACAGGTTCGCGATAAGGAAGCGCAGCTTGCCGGCACGCCTGAAGGTACGATGACACGCGATCACGAACGTGTTCGACCCAACATTAAGAAGGGTTGGGAGGCGATGCCCGTTCCTAAAGAGTAAAGTGCCAACTTGACATTTTGTCAGGTTGTGATATTATAATTGGGCGAGGTCGGATGATCTCGCCCTTTGTTGTTTGATATGGAGATGCAAAATGTCGAAACCATTCTACAGAGTTAGAATTAAGAACGGCATCAAACTAGACCCAAAGCACCGCAAGCTTATGGCTCAAAAAGTAAAAGATTTTAAAGGCGACGAAATCTTCAATCACTCTTGGGGCAGTAAGGTGTGTGCCTCGCGTGAAGCCCATTGGATTGAAATTCATACGGGCGTTCCGATGGAAGTTGGCGAGTACATGAAAGCGATGAAAGTGCTTTGATACTCTGGGAGCCGTCCTTCGGGGCGGCTCTTTACATTTCTGGAATGCATGATAATTTGTCATGCAAGGTCTTCATTGACCTACTCTCCCCCGGCGTGGAGAGTTTTCACTATCTCCGTCTCTTAGTGCCCCCGGTGTGGCATGATGGGACTTCCTGTAAAAAGGAGGCATCCGTCATGGCGAATACCAATGCGCCTTTCGGTTTCCGTCAGTATCAGGGCACAGGTTCTGCCCCGACTTACGAACAGGTTGAGGCCGTTATCGGCTACAACACGACCAACATCTTCTTTGGTGACCCCGTAGAGCCCGTCAACGACGGCACGATTGCACAGGGCGACGGCACGACCGCTGCTGCTGGCATTGCTGGCATCTTCGTTGGCTGCAAGTACCTCTCGACTTCGCAGAAGCGCACGGTCTGGTCCAACTACTACCCCGGTGGTACTGACCCGGCTTCGGGCACGATTGTTGGCTATGTGGTCAACGATCCGAATGCCAAGTTCATCGTTCAGGCTGACTCGTCCATCTCTGGTGGCATCGTTCAGACTGACGTTGGCGCGACCGCTGGTTACACCATCGGCTCTGGCAACACTGCCTCTGGCATTTCGGCTGCCACTCTCTCCGGCGTTGGCCCCACAACGGCTACGCTTCCCTTCCGCATCGTTTCTCTCGTCACGCAGCCTCCGGGCTCAAACGGCACTGAGATCGCTACATCCAACTATGTGATTGTGGCGTTCAACAATGTCACGACGAAGAACCAGACCGGTATCTAAGGAGTAAGGACCAATGGCTGTTAATCTCAGTGCCATCAAAGACCTTCTCCTCCCCGGACTCCGTGGTGTTGAAGGCAAATACGAGCAGATTCCGTCGCAGTACGACAAAATCTTCACAAAGCATGAGTCGAAGATGGCTCTCGAGCGCACCGCTGAAATGCGCTTCTTGGGTCTGGCTCAGTTGAAGACTGAAGGTGGTCAGACGGCGTTCGATAACAACGCTGGCGAGCGTTACGTCTATAACCAAGAGCACACTGAAATTGCTCTCGGCTATGCGATCACTCGCAAGGCTATCGATGACAACCTCTACAAGACGCAGTTTATGCCGTCGAACCTCGGTCTGATCGAGTCTTTCCAGCAGACCAAGGAAATCTACGGCGCGAACGTGCTGAACACTGCTACGACGTATAATGCGGCGGTTGGCGGTGACGGCAAGGCGCTTGTTGCGTCGGACCATCCTATCGATGGCGGCACGGTCTCGAACTACAGCACTGTCGAACTCAATGAGTCGACCCTGCTGAATGCGATGATCGCAATCCGTACCAACTTTAAGGATCAGGCCGGCCTGAAGGTCTTCGCTCGCGGTCGTAAGTTGATCGTTCCTCCGCAGCTCGAACCGGTTGCTATCCGTCTGACGAAGACGGAACTGCGTCCGGGCACTGCAGACAACGACGTGAATGCGATCATGATGACCGCCGGCGGCCTGCCGGAAGGTTACATGGTCAACGACTTCTTGACGGATACCAACAACTGGTTCCTGCTCACGAACATTGACGGTCTCTCCTACATGGAGCGCGTCAAGTTTGAATCCGATATGCAGGTAGACTTCGTGACCGACAACCTTCTGGTTAAGGGCTACGAGCGTTACAGCTTCGGCTACTACAACTGGCGTGCGATCTACGGTTCGCTCCCGTCGTAATCGCAAGAGGCGGGGTGTAAAAGCCCCGCCTTTTATCTTGGTATCTTGATCGCACTGACCGGCCAAGCGGACTCTGCACAGACAGTGTGATCTCATCGTGCAGGAGGTTCCT